GTGGCTCGCTCATGCCAAGGCATCCGCAACAGACTGGCGAATGCTCGCCGCAAACGCCAGCTCGACCTCGGCCAGCGACGTGCGCATGTAGCTCCGCTCGGGCATATTAATGACGTGTGCCGCGGTGGTCTTGACAAACACCATGCGTCCATTCCAAGCAAAGGCGAGAGCCTTCGCTTGTCGTGGTGCGTTTGCTGGAATGTTCACACGCCCTCCATATTCCTGGATGCGTGCATAGGGCACCGATCCGTCGCTGAACACCCGCGCGGAGATCCGTTTGGCAATCTCGACTGAATCGACGCGAATACTACGCCGCAATGCGCCCGATCGCACGTTGAGTACCTCTCCCGACAGCTTACCTTGAACGATCGAGAACAGGCGATTGCTGCATTCTGCTACCGCATTGCTTGCAGCCGAATGGAGCTTTTCAGTTGAGGCATCCAGCTTTGCAATTGCCAGCGATGTATCGACATCGATCTTGATCATATCGGAAGCAGATTCCGGTACGGTTGGAGGAGGGCGGTGATAAGCGGTGTGAAGCGCGTAAGGTTGAAACTCACCGTTTCGTTGCCGCCCAAGCTGTGACTGGTCTCACCTATGCGTTGGGCGTACTTGAAACGCTCGCCTACGAGCTCGATGCAGGCGTCGGAGAGGTCGGCCGGTATGAAACCGTAAGAGACGAGAATGCCTGCGCCGTTATCGCCGCTATTAAAGGTATAGCTGCCGGGATTTCCGGGAGTCAGCTGATATTGGCCGACGGCTGGCGAACCCGATACGACGACGAGTGGCGTCCCGTTGGCGTAGGTTACCCCAATGTCGCTCGCCCATGCACCGTATGGGGCGAGTACCGTCGCTGTTGCGTTCATCACGGTTTGCGGCTCGGAACTGACTTGATAGCCAGCCTGGTAGGCGATTTCGACGTTTTGGCTGTTGTTGCCGCCCGGAATGGATAGCCCAAATGAATATCCGTTGAGATAGAGCGTCTGGGCGCGGCCCGGTGGTGTGCCGTCCCATGGTTCGAGAACCCACCCCGAACCGCATGGATTTGATCGCTGTGGTATGTCGCAGGTTCCGATGGTCAGCGAAGCTAGCGAGATCACCGGCCATTGCCGGAGCGTCATCGTAGATCCGCCAGTGCCGTCGCGAGCTTCCGTCACGGTCCGCGGCAGGATCGCACTTCGTTCAAGGTAGGAGTAAATTTGACGGCTCGTGCGGGTTATGAGGGACGCCAGCATCGCGTCCGAGTTTGCGTCGGTGCGGCCCAGCCAGGTTTTCACATCCGCCAGCTGACAGAGATCGTACGCCGCCATGTCGCATCCGTTTCTTAAGGATTCGCTTGTTTCCTTTTCCTCCCCGCGTCCAATGCGGGGAGGAAAGCAGGCGGCAACTAGCCGTTGGCGATGTTGGTGATGATGCCGAGCGCAAACGGCGCGTAGACGGCGAGGACTTCTTCGGCATAGACGCCATATTCGCGGCGGCGAGTGCGGAGCGGCCAATCCACACGATAGTAATCGCGCCGCGTTATCACTTCGGCGACATTAGGCACCTCGTTCGACTGGTACCATTCCGGCAGCTTTTCACAATGCGCGAAGATTGTGCCGGCCGGCAGATCGGGGTGAGCCACGACGGGAATGGTATCACCGCCGCCCGGGCCACTCTCCATCCCGCCGCCCGTGTACGGATTGTAATAGTAGCGGATCTGCCCACCCGCCGAGAGCGCATAGGGTTGGCCCGGCGTCGCACTGACATCGTAGCGCAGCAGTGGTCCGCTTGCGTTCGACAGCACTTTGTTGGTGATGTTCTGCTGCTCCTGCGAGCTTACGAAGATGACTGTGGGGCCAAGACGGTAGCTGTCCCACATACCTTTCAACATGCTATCAATTTCCACGATCGAGCCACGGCCAGATGCGGTAAGCGGCGTGCCGGTTCCTGCAGTACCCGTGGGCTGGATCGTGACCGTTCCGGATTGGAAACCGTTGATGAGATAACCATTGAACGCCAGTGCGCCGTTGCTGGAGTTATCCGAAGTGACGGTCGTTGCCGCCTGGCGGCCGGTGGCAAGGGGCGCGGAGAATGTGGCGCTGTTGATGGTCGTGATCGCCTGAAGTGTTTCGGAACCCGTGGTACCGACAAACCAGGCATAAGCGACGGCGCCGACGATGGGTGTGACGGTCGCGGCAAGCATGGTCGAATTGATGGTGACGGCCTGCGTCGCATTGGCAGATTTATTCGAATTACCGCCGCTGAGCGTATAGGTATTCCCGTCCATTCCGGTGATTGTCTTCGAGGTCGTGAAGCCGGATGCGGCGCTGCCTTTGCAGTTGAGCCAGCCTTCGGCCGTGAGTGCGACCACAATCACGGAATAGGTGCCGCTGGGCAGAGTCGAAGTCGTGTTCGTGGGCGCGCTGAGCACCGGAGTGCTTGGCGTACCCAGTGCCAGCGAAGAATTGCCGGCGAGCAGTCCCGTTTCTTCTTTCCGCATTGTCTTCTGAAGGAGCCGCATGGAAACGGTGGCGTTCAGATCTTCGAACCCTTCGCCGGCCGACTCGGCTTCGAAGGTCAGATAATCTTCCTCACCCAACGTGATATAGGGCGCGCTCATGTTTTCAGTTGTGTAAGTCATCGCGCCCGAACGTTGACCTTCGGGAATCCAGCCCATTGCGTCGTAGCCGGAGCCGGTGATCGCCTGCACGACTTTCCAGTTGCAGGCCGTGCCGTAGCCGGCAGGCCGACTGACGCGGGGTGTCATGTTTCGGAGCTTGGTAATGACCGGGTAAAGGTTCTTTGCCGGTGCCTGGAGGTCGTAAAATGTCAGGCCCTGCGACGTGGTCACGGCCTTTGCAAGATCCGGCGAATTGTTCCGAAGCGCGGCCTTCATGAGCGCCATCGTTTCCGCAGTAATATTCATTCGAGTGTTCCTTTTGTTGTCGATGAGAATGATGCACGCCGGGCCGGTCTGAGTTAGTTTGGCCAAAGCGAGCACAAATGACTATTGCGCGGGTGGCGCGCGCTTTCGCTTTCGCGCTCTTCGTGCCCTTGGTGGCAGTTCTTCCTATGTCCCGGGGTACTGTTGTTACCGCCTGGCGCTGGGGGCGGAGGGGAGGGGATTGGCGAGGCTGAATTTCATCAGTGCGAGCGCGCGCTCTTGGGGCGCGAGCGTATCGAGATGTTTTCGGAATGCGCCAACTGGATCGCCGGATGCAGCCGAGCCATCCTCCGATTTCGACACCGTCCGTGCCCCACGCAGGATTGGTCCGCCCGGCAAAGGTTGGGATTCCAGCGCGGCAATACGTTTGCCCTGGGATTCGACGATGGATGAAACCCTGTCGAGAATTTTGGCGATCACATCGTTGTTATAGGCGTCCTGGTGTGCACGTTTCTCAGTGAATTCATTGGGATCATCATCGATATTATCTTCAGCTGGGCAGTCGCCCCCCGGGCAACTGGCACCGAGAGCGACGGCGGTGTCATGCAGGTTTTGCACGCGCGCAAGATCGACCCTTGAATGACGTGCGCCGATTTTGGTTACGCTGGAGCCGCCTCGAAATTTGCGCAGCTCACGCGACCCATCTTCCTTCAAGACTTCGAATGTGGCTGTGGGAATGCAGGGGTTGTCGACGAGGCTCACTTCCGAAGGTTTCGGTGTATAACGCGTGAGCAACGGATTTCCCGGATCGGTCCAGCGCTTCAGATATTTCCCGCCCATCGAGAAGCCCGTGTAGACGCCCTCAAGGACTTTCTTCCATTCGGTGTCGTCGACCACCTTGCCGCAACACTCGATTTTCTTCGCCGCATCGTCGAACGCGAGGCTTTCAAGTTTTCCAGCAGCAACCTGGCCGTGCATGGCGCGAAGGTTGCCGAAACTCCTCCCGTCGCTCGCCTTGGCAATGTCCGCAGACCAGGCTTCGAATTCCGGCCGCGCGCTTTGGTAGTCCATGATCTCGCCGGCGCGGTCGGGAATCTCCTCGGCCACGGTGCCGTAGACCAGGCGCTTCTCGACATCGACCTTCGTGATCGGGATGAACAACCGGAAATTCATGAATATGACTCCATCTGCAAAGAGTTGAGACGCATGCGGTTTGCGTTTGGAATGGGATC